GTATCTTTTTCTGTGGCTATGAGCGACGGTACGCCGACTCATACGTCTCCGCGCCAGTTAACCAAGGTGCAACGAGGCGTCCGGGATCTTTTCGATCTCGTGTATCCTGAGCGTTCTGCTCAGAACCGAGATCTGCCCGACTTACTCGCTGCTGGTCAAAAGGCAGCCTTTTCTCTTCCTCTGGAAGCACACCTCACAGAGGCATCTTCCGTACGTTCTTTTTCTTACTTTTCTTCACTTTTTTTGGCTCGTAAGGTCCTTCCCGCGAAGGACGTCGACCCCATGCCCATGATCAAGAAATGGGCAAATATCCCCAAGGAGAATCCTGCCTTTTGCAGGACTATCGAGAGGGTTATTGCCAGGTTGTTCCGTCCTGGCTGGGATCGACGGTATGGTCACTTCTGCCGCACTATCAAGCTCTCCCGTTCTTCCTGCGTGGAAAACGGTCGAGGCAAGGGTGGCGCAGTGGGCGCATTAGTCGACGAGGGAATGAGCCTTTACGATTTTTTCACCCTAACCCAAGAGGGCCGTCCTATTAATCCCACTCGTCGGGTGGAGATTGTCAACAAGGACGGCAAATCTCGGGCCGTTACTGTCGCTTCGGTCTACCAGCAGCAATTGCTCCCGCTGCATCTCACGATTTATGATCGTTTGAGTCGTGAGAGTTGGTTATTGAAGCGGGCCGACAAACTCAAGGTCTTGAGGGATTTCGTAGAAAAATCCGGGGAGGTTTTTGTCTCCGGAGATTACGAATCCGCAACGGATAATCTGAACTCGGCGCATTCGCGCCGTATCCTTGCGGCAATCCTCTCTAGATCCGATAGAGTTCCTGTCGGCATCCAGTTAGCGGCCCTCGACTCCCTCACGGGTTTCGTTGAGTACGGTGGGGAGACCTATCCCCAGAACACCGGTCAACTCATGGGTAATCTTCTTTCGTTTCCACTTCTCTGCCTGACCAACTACATCACGGTCTGCCATGCGTTAGGATCTCGAGCTGATGAGATCCCTCTAAAGATCAATGGGGATGATATTGCCTTTAGAGCCTCGAGGATGGAGGCTAACAAATGGATGGACGCTGTGAGTGAAAGTGGGTTGGTTCTTTCCCGGGGAAAAACCTTAGTTCACAGTAGGTTTTTCTCCATCAATTCCGCCTTCTTCCGTGCTACCCCGCGTGCTGTACGTGTGGTTCCCGTTATTCGGGCCGCCACATGTTTTAAGAAAATCCGGAGCGAAACCGCTTTTGCGGGTATGGTCCGGTCAGCTACGTGGGGTTTTTACGGTAAGATTAGGCGTCGCATGACCTGCTTCCTTGCAAAGTATCACTATTCTGTGATCGAAGGAGGTCAGGCGTCATTGACGCGCGGGATGGGGCTGAAAGTGGATCCCGAGGAGTTTCTGAAGGATTACGGGTTGATGACGCGCGAGGCTCGACTCTTGGAGTTACCTCGCCATCTCGATCGACCTCGTGATCCGCCTGGACCTTGTTCTGGTCCGTTCAGTATCCTCGGGTTCGAAAAAAGGGCCGTTGACCAGTTGTGTTCCCGTTGTCTTGCGGATGCTCGTTCGCAGATGACGGTCGCACACAACGTGTGGGCTTTTGAAAAGATTGTAAAAAAGAAAATTAAAGAAAGTGGAGGCTTGTCCCTGGTTAGGAGACCCCGTAGAGGTTTAAAACTCCTTATTAAGGGATCTGGTAAGACACGGACAGTGGCCTGGATGCGCGAGAAGATGCGCACGGTCATTGATGTCGTTTGGGGTCGTGGTCCTCCGCGGGATAAACGTCCGAGGAAGACTGAGTTCGTCTGGGCAAAGGTCTCTGACATGCCCTTTTGTCGTTGCGCCTGGGTTGAGTCCAGGAGCGTGGAGTTCGTAGTCGGCCGAGCATGAGCTACGGACCTTTGGGGCGTAACAGGACCGATGATGTCGGGTCCTGGGTTGTGCGTGCGGGCAGTATCTGTTCTGTCCCGTTCGTATCGTGTCGGTTCATTGCGAATCGTCAACCTGGGATCTTCCAGGGGAGGATAATTGTACAGGTTCGCCCTGACATCCCTCATCGTAAGTCTCCATCCAATTGGTAGGAGTTAATACAGGC